ATCCCACCCAAGACCTATGTCATGCCGGAGGATGAATAAGGAGGGACGAAGGGATGGAGACAGGAAAGGAAACATCCATGTATACCGTGAGCAACCACGCAAAGGAACGTTATGCCGAGCGGTGCAAGGACCGGGACAGCCGGCTGGAGATAACCGCCTATGTGGCAGAGCACAGCCAACGGATAGAGGAAGAAATCAACCGGATGCTGCGTTACGGGAAACGGGTCTATACGGGCCGGACGGAGGGCGGGAAGGACCGGGTACCCAAGGAGGTATATGTGAACGGCCTGTGGATACTGCTGGCCAATGCCGAGAACCACAACGTCATCACCCTGTACCGGGTGGACCTTGGCTGCGGGCCGGACCTGGACAAACTGTATGTGGAACGGATGGTCCAGCGCCTGGAGGAAGCCCAGGGACGCCTGGAGGAGACAAGGCGTAAAACGGAGGAGCAGAACCGTGCCTACCAGGCCATCCTGCAGGAGGGGGAAGGACAGATACAGGAATACCAGGAGCGCATCCGTCTGCTGAAGGAGATGTGTGAAGGGTACCAGGCAGTCATGCGCAGCAGCCGGGCCGGCTTGGCCCGGGCCGCGGACGAGGTGGAGGCCATCGTCAACACGCTGATAGGAAAAAAGAAGTTTTAAGGGAGGGCCTATGGAACCAACACAAGCCCGGATAGAGCTGGTCCGGGAGGACGGGACCATCCGGATGGGCGGGACGGACGTGAGCATGGAGGACATGGCCCGGATGCTGGGGGTGTTCGCCGCCATCGTGGCAGCGGAGGCAGTAAAACGCGGAATGGGCGTGGAGGAAGTCAAGGACGCCATGCTGGACATCTTCCTGGCGGCCACGGCCCGCCTGGATGAGGAGCATGCCCAGGACATCCGGGAGGGACATACCTGGGATATGGGATAAGAAGGAGGAAGCAATGGAATACAAGCGCATTACAAGCAAGGGCGGGGTCAACATCCCCGTGAAACTCAGGCGGTCCATGGGGATGGAACCCAGGGACGCCATTGAGCTGGAGGTCAATGACAGGAACGAGCTGGTCATCCGGGCCTACCAGGCCCGCTGCATCTACTGCGGCAGCGGGGAAATCCATCTTAAGAAAAATGGCAAAGGGGTCTGCCGTGCCTGCGCAGACCAGCTGGTGGATGAATACGTGAAGCAGAAACGGAAGGAGCTTGCATGATGGATTTGGGACTGGTAAATGATAAGGAGCTGGTGGACCTGGCCGTGGCGGCCATGAAGGTGGCCGAGGATGCCAAGTCCGCCCTGGAGCAATACAAGGCGGAAATCCAGAACCGGGGACTGTCGGTCTTAAAGGACCGGAATAACCAGTACTGCCGCATGTACGGGACGGATGGCAGCTATGTGGCCGTGTCGGAGCCGAAGGAGATAGACATCCTCAACATGCCCCGGTTAAAACAGGCCATCGGTGAGGATGTGTGCACAGGGCTGGTGACGGAGACCACGAAGACCACCTATACCCTGGACAGGAAGCTGCAGAAGGCCCTGAAGGCCATTGCCGCCAACGATTATACCTTTGAGTACACATTAGAGGATTACCTGAAGGAGATGAGCGTACCGGTGAGCGAGGGCCAGAGGGAGGTGCTGGCCCGGAGGCTGAAGGGGGACTACAAGGAGGATAAGAAGACACTGCTGTCCGTCCTGGGGTATCTGGGCAAGGGGACCACGGAGGAGGCCGCGGAGGCCGACGCCCACAACCTGGACATGGACCTGTACTACATATCAAAGATTAAAAACGCAGAACTGATACAGGCCATCCTGCCGGATGAGGGGATTGACTGGAGCATGGATGAAATCAAGCGGTCCCTGATTGTGACATCCAAGCTGAAGCTGGAAATTGCCTATGAAAGGGAGGACAAGTGATGAAAGCAGACGAAAAGAGACAGGCCGTGGCCAGGAAGTATGACGAGCTCATCGGAAGGAACCACTACAGCCAGCCGCTGCGGGACTACTGCTACCGGAAACACAGTGATGGGAACTATTACAGCGACTGCTCCAGCTCCATCTGTTATGCATACAAGGAAGCTGGATATGGTTTCGGCATCCTGAACACAGCCGGCATCTACCAGTCCGCGCGGCTGGTGACGGTGGACGTCCCCATCCGGGACGGCCAGGTGCGGGACATCGGCCTGCTGCGGGTAGGTGACATGCTGGAGTTTGCCGGGACGGACGAGAGCCGGCCGCAGACCATCGGCCATGTGGAGATGGTGCATACGCTGGACGGGGAGGATACCATCATCTGCGGGCACGGAAGCGGCCGCCCATCCTATAAGAACATGGTATCCTACTGCACCCAGCGCCAGAACACGAAGACATCCACCAAACGCGGGAACAAGGGACTGGTGTGCGTCCGGCGCTATCTGCTGGATGACGTGGTCCCGGAGGAGCCGGCCAGGAAATCCGGCTGGCAGGAAGAGGACGGCGTCTGGCGGTTTTACCTGGGGGATACAGGCCAATGTGTCCGTAACGCCTGGTACCTGGACGTGGATGGCCGCTGGTACTGGTTTGACGGGGCCGGCCGCATGGTCAGGGACACCTGGTACCAGTACCAGGGAGACTGGTACTATCTGGGAAGTGATGGTGCCATGGTAAAGGGACAGCAGACCATAGATGGGAAATGGTACCTGATGGACGGGGCCGGCGGCATGGTCACGGAGCCGGTCATACTGACCCCGGATGCGGACGGCGCACTTAAGTGGGAAGGCCTGGCGGAATAAGAGGAGGGGATACGGATGCGCAGGGAGCTGATGGAGGAGCTGGAAGCGGATACAACCCTGGAGGATATCGCGGAGCCGTACCGCCTGGTGGTGGAAATGATAGGTTTAAAGAACGTGCTGAAGCTGTCCCGGTATTTCATGGGGGACAAGATATACCTGCCCAAGGCGGAGCGCATCCTGGCCCCGGCGCGGAACCGCCGGATACGGCGGGAATACAATGGCCGGAACGCCAAGGAACTGGCCAAGGAGTACGACCTGACCACCAACCAGATATTACAGATTGTACGGGACCTGGACCCGGCACAAATCAGCCTGTTTGAGTTCCTGGACGGGGAATCCGGAGAGGCCGGAAAAAGATGAGTTGTCCAAAATGCTTGGGCTAACAATATGTTTCCAGATGGATTATCCTATGGACATGACGAAAGTCATGTCCTGTTTTTTTGTCCAAGGACAGACAGAACGAGCGAGGAGGAATGGGAAATGGAGAACGTATTACAGACCTTGGCGGGGCAGTATACCCAGCAGCTGGCCCTCATGATGGCAGCCATTGCGGTGGCGGCCTTCACGGTCAGCGTCATCACGGAGGTAACCAAGGAAATCGGCTTTTTGGGGAGGATACCCACGGCCGTGCAGGTGATTGTGCTGTCGGTCATCCTGTGCCAGCTGGTTTACTGGTGGTATGTGACCGGCACGGAGGCCGCGGCCGCCTGGTGGGGACCGGTCCTGGCCCTGGTAGTGGCCTTTTATGTGGCCTTCCTGGCCATGTACGGCTGGGAGAAGCTGGCACAGCTGTGGGCAAGATACAGACATCCGGGAGGAAGCGCATGAACGATGCAGTCACAATCGGCATGGCAGCCACTGCGGTGGGGACGGTCCTCTGGTTCCTGGTAAAGATGATGATTGATGACTTCAAGCGGTCCGTAAGCGGTGTCGGGAGCAAGCTGGACAGCACCATTGCCAGGTTTGACGAGCGGGTCACCAAGCTGGAGGACAAGCAGGAGGCGGACATCAAGGCGGTACAGAAGGAGCTGAGCTCCATCAAGGGGGATTTTGCCACGACCTTCGTGCTGCGGGAGGATTTCTTCCGGAGCATGAACGGGGTGGAGGACAAGATGCGGTCCATGGACAGCAAGCTGGACCGGTTACTGGTAAGACAGGGAGGCAAAACGGATGGATGATAGGGAGCTGGCTGAAATCCAGCACAACAAGGCAGTCAGGGGCTATATCATACGGTCCCTGGTAAAGGGATATAACAACACGGCGCTGACCAGGCAGCTGTCCAACTCCATGATAGCGGCGGGATTAATCGTATCCCCGGACATCACCAAATACCTGGACTACCTGAAGGACGCCGGATACATTGAGTTCACGAACCTGAAGGTGACCGCCTACAACGCATACGCCAAGGACGCCGTGATACGGCTGACCAAGGCCGGTGTGGACCTGGCGGAGGGCACCATAGAGGACGCGGGAGTGGATGTCTGATGGGAAGGACGAGGAAGAAGAACCGCATATCCTCCAAGATTGACGAACTGCCGTCTGAAATCAAAGGACAGGTAGACGTGATGCTTTCCGATACATCCAACAGCTACCAGGACGTCAGCGGCTGGCTGAAGGAAAAGGGCTATGAAATCAGCAAAAGCAGCGTGGGGCGGTATGCGGTCCGGAGTAACACGGCCGCCCAGCGCTTACTGGAGGCCCAGTCCCGGACCGAGGCCCTGGTAAATGTGGTCCGAAAGAACCCGGATGCGGATTATACCGAGGCGGGCCTGATGCTGATGATGGATGGTCTGATTAACCGCCTGGCAACAGCGGAGGATGAGTTTGACTACCTGCCATTAGACAAGGTGGGACGGCTGATTGCATCCCTGAGCCGGACCAAGGTCTATAAGGATAAGGTCCGCCAGGACATGAAGGATAAGGCGGACCTGGCCTTTAAGGAAATGGAGGAGGAAATCATGAAGACCATCAAGGTAAGACTGAAGGAAATCCTGACCCGTGCAAAGGAGCTGATGCTGCATGATTGATATCAACGAATACCTGGAGCGCCTGGACGAAGAGGAAGGCCGGGAGGAACAGGAACGGGAAGCCTATCAGCGGGAGCTGTTTGAGGCCTATGTCCTGCGCCGGACGGACCATGAGCCGGAGCGCCGGGAACTGATGCGGTTGTACCAGGACGGGCATCCCCTGACGGGTTCGAGAGGGCTCAGAAAGCGCCTGGCGGCCATCGACCTGGGATATTTTGGGCGGGCCTATTTAAAACACTACTTTGTCCGCAAATCCCCAGCCTTCCATGAAGAACTGGACACGGTCTGGACTAAGGGTGTGCTGAAGGGGCGAAATCCATACAAGGAAGCAGCCGTCATCTCGCGGCTGGACGGGAGCCGGAACGTGGTGGCAGCGCCGAGAGGCCATGCAAAGTCCACCAACTTTACATTTAAGGATTCCCTGCACGCGGCTTTGTACCGGTACAAGCATTACATCATCATCCTGTCCGATTCGTCCGACCAGGCCGAAGGGTTCTTAACGGACATCAAGACAGAGCTGGAGGAAAACCGGGACATCCAGGAGGACTTCGGCCGGCAGCAGGGAAAGGTGTGGAAGGGGAATGTCATCCTGACGGCCCAGGACATCAAGATTGAGGCCATCGGCTCCGGAAAGAAGATACGAGGCCGCCGGCACCGGGCCTGGAGGCCGGACCTGATTGTCCTGGACGATGTGGAGAATGACGAGAACGTCAACACGGCGGAGCAGCGCCGGAAGCTGGAATCCTGGTTTAAGAAGGCGGTATCCAAAGCAGGGGATACCTATACGGATATCATGTACATCGGTACGGTGCTCCATTACGATTCCCTGCTCAGCGGGGTACTGAAGAATCCGGAGTATGATTCCCGGACCTATCAGGCCGTGCTGTCCTTTGCAAGGCGGGAGGACCTGTGGGAGCGCTGGACAGAGATTTATACCAACCTGTTTGACGATAAGCACAAGGAACACGCCCGGGAATTTTACGAGGCAAACGAGGCGGAAATGCTGATAGGAACCCAGGTCCTGTGGCCGGAGAAGATGGATTATTACAAGCTGATGGTCATCCGCGTATCAGACGGGGAGGCGGCCTTTAACAGCGAGCTGCAGAACAACCCCATCGACCCGGACAATGCGGCCTTCAACCCGGAGTGGTTTGATTACTACGAGGAGGAGCTGGTGGACTTTACGGACAGCCGCTACCTCTTTGTCGGGTCCAATGACCCGTCCCTGGGGAAGAACAAAAAGGCGGACACGTCCTCCATCATCAACCTGGCCCTGGACCAGTACACCGGATACATGTATGTGGAGGCGGCCAGCGTGGAACGCAGGAAGCCGGATGCCATCATCCAGGACGTGTTTGAGATGTCAAGGCGCCTGAAGCGCGATTACCATAAGGGGTTCTTCCGGTTCGGGGTGGAGACGGTGCAGTTCCAGTACTTCTTCAAGGAAGTCATGGCGCAGCTGTCGGCAGAACTGGGGGAGTACATCCCCATCGAGGAAATCCAGTCCACTGCCAACAAGATGCTGCGCATCCAGTCCCTGCAGCCCTACATTAAAAACGGGTATATCAAGTTTAACCGGAAGCATAAGACGCTGCTTAAGCAGCTGGAGGAGTTCCCGATGGGCAGGAATGATGATGCCCCGGACGGCCTTCAGATGGCCGTGGCCCTGGCGGTGGCGGTGAAGTCCATGGCGAAGAAGACAGACTATAAGTCCGTGTTAAGGCGGGCCATGCGGTTTGGGGAGGGGGCATACTGATGGCAAAGAAGAATAAGAAGGGATTCCCACCGGAAATGGCAAAAGGCGGGGGGCCCATCATGGCAGCGGTTGCCATCCGGGATGTGAACGATAAATTCAGCAGCTACCCGTCTGACGGCCTGACACCGGTAAAGCTGGCCCGGATATTCAAGGAGGCGGACGCCGGGGACCCCTTCCGGCAGATGGAGCTGTTCGAGGAGATGGAAAGCAAGGACACCCATCTGTTCTCCCAGCTGCAGACCCGCAAGCTTGCGGTGACGGGCCTGGACTGGGAGGTGCAGCCCTTTTCGCAGGACGGAACAGACCAGGAGATAGCGGCTTTCGTGGAGGAACAGCTGAAGGAGCTGGACGGGTTCAGCGACAACCTCATGGACATCCTGGATGCCATCGGAAAGGGCATCAGTTTCCAGGAAATCGAGTGGGAATACCGGGACGGCCATGTGGTGGTGGGGAACATTGAGTACGTCCACCAGAAAAAGTTTTATTATGATACCCTGACCGATGCGCTCATGCTCCGGACGGAGGCGTTCCCGGGAGGGATACCCCTTCCGGAAAACAAGTTCATCGTCCACCGTTACAAGGCGCGTTCGGGCCACCCTTCCCGGTATGGCGTGCTGCGGGTGGTGGCCTGGATGTACCTGTTTAAAAACTATGACCTGAAGGACTGGGTCAGTTTCTGCGAGGTCTACGG